TTGACTTGATCAGGCCCTCGGCGATCGCCGCCATAGCCCGAAGGATGCCACCTCATGGATTTCATCGGGACACCTCCGGAAAAAGGGCCGCGTATCCGATAACGTCGATGAGGCTGTCCTCATGGTCTGGATCATGCGCCAGACGGACGAGCTTGAGATCAATCATGCACAGAACAACCTGAGCCGCCGATACAGGGCGTCCGAGCGTGAGCGTCCAGCGGGCTGCAATGGCCTCAAATGCCAGGTCCGCTGCACCATAGGCGTGGCCACGTTCCTCCAGAACCGCAGCCGCCTTGTCTAGAAGAGAGGCGCTCATGCGACACCGCCTTGGGTCTCTAGTGCCCAGTGAAGGATCGCGATGGCGTCCGCCTCGTTGTCGTCTGCCGGGCTGTAGCCACGTGCCTGAGCCGCTGCAATCATGGCCTGTTTCGTGGCGTTGCCCTTGCCAGTTGCATGGCGTTTGATAGTGCCCACCGGCACACCCTGATAGGGCACGCCGCGCAATTCAGCCCAGCTTGTCAGGGACGCCAGCAAGCCGCCGTATACATGCGCCGCATCGGTGCCGAGGTGGCGGCGTACTTCTTCGAAGTAAATTGCTTCGATTGGACCAGACTGGCGATCGATTTCAGTGAGCCAGTTGGTAAAGCGCAGGTAGCGCATACCACCGCCGTCATAGCGCCCAGGCTTGAAGCTCACTGTGCCGCTTGTGATCATACTATCGAACCCGCGCAGCGCCCAGCCGGTCGAGGTGCCGAGGTCTAGGGCGAGGATGCCGGCTGGCTTTGCATCCGCCGTCGCGAGATTGGCGTTTGTAACGGTCGGTGTGACCTTTGAGGCACCTTTAAGCGCAATACCACCAAAGCCACGCCAAGTCCTCGTCTGCACTTTCTCGTAACCTTTGCCTGATACTGCGAGGGCAAAGCGTTTAACAGAGCCGACACGCGTCTGGTTCTGCTTGGCCCAAACCTCCCAATCGGCAAACAGCTCTCGTGTCGGCGTTACCGTGTCGACGGCCGGAACACATCGTTCGGTAAACCACAGATCAAACGCAGTAGAAAATTTGGCCATGGCGGTTATGGCAGGAGAACCTGATAACGCCGTATACCCGCGCGCATGTGCGCGCGTAACGGTCATATACCTATGACCTGCCATACCCGCCATATCCCTTGTTTTATTGATCATTGTAATCTCCCTCAAATAGGTCAGTCTTAGTGTCTTTAATTTGGATCCCACGGTACCCGCGGGTCGTCATGCTTTTGAATTTCTCAAACCCGCGCGTCGCCAGCGTTTCGGAAAAACGCTTCATCGATCCCGCATATTCGCCGTTGGCCTCGGCCCAAGCCTTCCAGCTGTTGAAGAGCTCTGTGGAGCCTGCCCAGAAGGACTTGTTGCCAGTCTCGCAGCGCTCCTCGATCCAGCGGCCAAGGGCGTCCTCCGCCTCGAAGTAATCCTCTGTGGCGGCCATCACGGCAGGCGGCGGGCGTAGCCCATGCTCTTGCCACTCCAGACAGCCCCGCATCGCCCAGGCGAGGATGCCGTCCCGCTCGGCCAGAAGCCGGTCAGGCAGGCGCTTGTCGCGCTTGGAAGCAGGGATAGTGACAGTAAAAGGCACCATGTGCACGCGGCGCTTCATTGCCTCATCCACATTGCGAATGGTCGGCTTGTGGTTGCCGACGATCAGCAGCTTGAACTGCGGTATGAACTCAAAGAAGTCCTGCCGCATGAAACGCGCAGTGATCTTGTCGCCCCCAGTCAGCGCCTTGAGCTTGCTTTCGGCCCAACGGCTGCCTTGTTCGGTCTCAATGGAGGTGACCACGCGCGCTCCGCGCAATCCCGCCATATCGGTTGGATGCCGATCGCCATGGCTCGCCATAAACATATCCATGGGCGCGACGGTTGCGTAGTCCCCAAGGATTTCTGTCAGCGTATTTGCAAAAACGGATTTGCCGTTGGCCCCAGTGCCGTAGAGGAAAAAGAGCGCATGCTCGCTGGTGACGCCTGTGAGGCAGTAGCCGGCCATGCGCTGGAGGTAGGATTGCAACTCGGTATCACCGCCCGTGACCGTATCCAGGAAATTGAGCCATGTCGGGCAGCGGCCTTTTGGCGCTGCAGCCGCGATCTTCGTCATGCAAAGGGATTGTTCATGGGGCTGGGATTGTCCACTGCGCAGATCAAGCACTCCGGCTGTTGTGTTGAAGAGCCAAGGATCACGATCCCAAACATCCGTCGTCGTTGCGTGGCGGCGGTCGCTGCGGGCCAAGCGTTCAACAGCAGCGACCGTCGAGGCGGCAGAGAGCTTTGTGCGGACCTTAGACGATGGCGAGCGCACAGCCGCCGCCCGACAGACTTGGCGCGCCAGATCAAAGGCCTGAAGCGTGTCCTCGCGCTTCCAGATACGACCTGTCCAGGTCAGCCATTGTCCCCAGCCAGCCACGTAGCGCCAGGCATCAGAATGTTCGACTGCGAACGCCGATGCCAAGGCATCCTCTGAGAACCTTACAGGGGTTGGACCCTCACTGCCCGACCCATTGCCACCACCGTGACCAGTTTCAGGCTCTAAGCCTTCTTCATCTGGGATGTCCCCGTTGCGGGCCTGGTCCAACCGCCAAAGGCGTTCGGCCTCTTGCCGCAGTCGGAGTTCTGCCCAAGGAGGATCAATGCGCGCGTCATTATAGGCCACGATCTCCGCCCAGGCTTCTGCGGGCGTGACATGCCCTTCGCGGCTTCGGCGGATCCAATACCCGATGACGCGTGAGAGCGCGTCAAACCGGGTCGTACCATCCACCCCACCTTCGCGAACGGGCTTGGCAAAAAGCTCTGGTACGCTGCCACGCTCACCGGGCGCGGCGTTAAAATCCAGCGCCTCGGCCGCAAGGCCCTCCATTGGCGGCATAGCGAAGATGGCCTCCGCCAGTTCACCAAGGTCAAAGTCAACGGGGCGATAATCGAGGATAGAAACAAGTCGTTTCACACCAGACTTCGCATGAACGGATCCCGCCACACGAATAGGCTGATGCGCCGATTTGAATGAGGGATCGCCGCCGACCTTGGCGGCAATCATCTGACGCGCCCGGCAGACACGCGCGATATCCTCCCCTTCAGCAGGTTCTGTTAGCCGCCAGTAGAGGTGGAGCTTATCTTGCCCTTCAGGTGTCACACCACCGGAGGCCACTTCGAGCGTTGGTGTGCCGAGGTGCTGGATCAAATGGCTGCGCTTTGCTGCGATATCGCCGTGATCAATATCAACCAAGACAACCTGCATCTGCGCAATATGCTCAGAGCGTGCAGCTCCCGCCTCATGAACTGTGCCCGGCACGACAAAGAGCGCCATCCCCGTTTGCGCAGCCCAGTCCGCTTGATGGGCAAGCTTGACCCCAAGCTCCCCATCCACTGGCAGAAAGGGCGTATGCGGCGGCGCGTCATTGGCACCCTTTTCCGCCAGTGCTCGGACAGGTGCAAGAAACTCGCAATACCCAAACACCACATCTGCATAGAGTGCGATCGTATTCGCGTCTGGGACAACAGGCTCAGCCACATCAACTGTTTGAACGTGATCGCTCATGCCCAGCACCTCGCGGTGTAAGCACAGAACCGGCATTCAAAATGCTCTGGATCGCTCGTGTGGCGCGGCAATTGCTCACCCGCATCGCAGGCGCGCAAAATGTTTACAGCCTTGTCACTGGCCGCCTGTGCAAGCGCCCCATCAAAAGGGACAAGCTCGTGCCAAATCTCACAGGTGTCTTTGTTGATCGCCGTAAAGAGCGCCGGCGTCTCGGTCAGTCCCAGATAGGCCTGATAGAGAGCAATCTGGGCTGCGTAGATGGGCTTGCCCTTGACCACCCCGTGTTTTTCGATGGCGCGCCAGTTCTTGGCATTGGCCGATTTGCATTCCCAAAGCGCAGGCACCGCCATGCCGTTCGGTGCGGCGACAACAACACCATCCGCATGTCCTTTCACCCGCCCACCGGCCACCGAAAATCCAAATTGATCTCCGTGCCGGTTGCGCGTGCGCAGATCGAAACCCGCCAGGCGCAGCCAGTCTATCGCGAGGTCTTCCAACACATGCCCAAGCGCGAAGATCCGAAGCGACTGGCCAGAAAAGCCGCCCCCTTCATCCTTCGGGGTCTTGAGGTATTCGTATTGCAAGCGCCGCGCACAGGCATCGCCCAACCTGCTGCCGCCGAGATAATCGCGGGTTGGTCGCGCGTCGTTTTCTGTGACAAGCGCGTGATCAATAAGCGCGTTAACACCCTCAGCAAAGCTCAGAGGCTGTTCGCGGTGATTAAAATCCAAGAAGGCGTCGGTCAAAATGGCACCTCCGAGCTTATCTGAGGTGCTAAGGCCAACATGCTTGACTGAAAGCCATCGACGGCAGCTTCAGCCAGTTTTGCGGCTTGTTCAGCCGTGAGGTCCTTGAAGCGGGTGGACCAACCTATTTCATCCATGATGAGACCCATGGATTTCAGGGCCTGAATAAGCGCTTCGCGCTCACGTTCATCGGGGTCAATCATATGAGCCCTCCGTTAATAAAAGGGCAATACGCTCTGAGACGAGCGAGAATGTTTGGTCTGTTTGCATTGAGTAGATCTCCAGGGGGGACCTTCCTCACTTACCGACGAAACCTACAAAATGTCGGATAAGAACATTACAAGAACATCGAGATCTAGCAGGCGGCGCTAAATGACGCCCCAAAGGCCCATTAAATACTATATGTTGATTTTTTAGATATCTAAAATCAACATATAGACACCTAACGTGTCTCATGTAAGATTAGGCTTTCTGCCCATGGTTCGGTCGATTCGCCGGCTCAGGACACCCCTGGAACAAGGAGAACTCTCATGGCCACGTTCAACCCACGTGTATTTACCAACCCCTCTCGATTAAAAGAAATCGCACCTGATCGCCTGAGTAGGTTTTTACTGACATGGTCAAATTACTTCCTCGGAAAAGGCCTCAACCTCGCCGCTATAGATACCTCAGACATGCCCTTTGATACCATCGCTGCCATCCTCATGAACCCGGATCAAGATGTCCCTGAAAGCATGGTAAACGCACTCTATTACGTGCACGAAACCGCAAGCCATGAGCCCATGGAAGAACTCATCGAACGGGCGGAAAAAGCTGGCCTAGATATCGAGCACGATGAGAAAAGCACACCTGCTGATGTTGCTGTTCAAATCTGGCTTGCCAAACCCGATCTGCTCGAACGTCAGCACGCAGAAACAGTCGCGTTCAATCGCTCGAACTTTACCTATTTCGCGGGCCGAAACATCAAGTCCCCTCCCCAGGGACTGGGCCTAACCATCTCTGATGCACAGTGCCGCGAGATGGAGGCTTTGATGGATCCTTGGTTCGAAAAAAAACGCAGGGGCCGTGGGTCGCGCGTGTTCGTGTTTCCGCATGAGAGCCGCATCTGGATTTTGATCCGTCATGGCATGCCGATGCGCCGCGAAGGGGAGCACAAAGAAGATGGCAAGGACAGTATTGCCTTCTACCGTCCTCAGAAAGATGACGTCCTAATTTATGACACTGAGGTAAATGAAATAGGCGTCAATGCTGGCACCAAGGGCGAGTGCGCGCTCTATCTGGAAACGATCGGTGCGGTTTTGTTTGGGGAAAGCGCTTATTTTGAGTTAGCAGAACGCTACACCTTACAACCCCTCATCGATCATGGGCCTGCCTGCTTGGTTTGCGAAGACATTCCAGGTCTCTCGCGCGTGCGGTTGGTCGAATTCGGGCGCGTCTGGGATGGAACAGTCCCCGAATATGAGAACCGCCGCTCTGATGATCTCTTTGACACCTATGGCGATGACTGGGCCGCCCGCTTGCGCCTGGGTCGGCTCACTTATGCAAAGTTCAAGATAGGATTTGAGGGCGAGAAAAAAGAGCGCTCCGTCATGATCCGACCTGTAAATGTTGCACGTTATGAACGAGATAGCGATACAAGCCTCATTGAGACCTGGCTTAAAGCCCGTGGCTTCTGGAAATTAACGAATGGGGCCGAAGGCGATGATGATTTCGAAGTTCTGGAAAGCGCTTGATGAGCTGAGCGACGGCGGCTCTTCCCGCCATGGTTGGGACCAGAGACTTGGCGATGAGTGGAAAGCCGTGGCTCCATTTTTGCCCACAACTGGCAAATTGGCCGCATCCCTTGCCTGTCCCAATCCCGGCGCTGCCGGCTGTCCACGGCGAGTGGTTCAACACAGCGATGGCACAGCGGGCGCCGTTTGCGGCGATAGCCCCAAATCCTGCAAGACGCTTGATGTGTCCATGGATGCTATCCGTATCCACGCGCTGGACATGCGAAAATTCGCAGCCGCCTTGGTTGCCGCTTTTGACCTGTC